AAGTCGAGCACGCGGTGCGCGAGTTGGAACGAGCCATCGCTTGGTTACGCATGTTCAGGCTTGCGGACGACACTCCTGTAAAAGAACTAAAGGAAACCTGACCCGATGAGTTGTGATAAAGTTATTATCACTTGGCAAACGAAATGAGACATTATGACGTGGTTGGCAGTAAAAACATTTTTTAAGAAAGCTTGGGCGACAGTTATTAAATACTGGCACTATTTTGCTCTGGCTGCTTACACCGTGGTGGTCTACACTCTCCTTAGAAAAAACAAGAACACTGAGAGCATCAAGGAAGCCTTCAAGTTGTCCAAGCAGGCACATAAAGAAGAGCTTGACGCAATCAATCGGGCACACAAAGAAGAGTTGACCAAAAGAGACAAGATTGTTGTAGACTACGGTAAAACCGTCATGAAGCTTGATGACGAATATAAAAAGCAAAACCTCAAACTTCACGAATGGGAAAAGAAAAAGGTTAAAAAAATTGTCGAAGAGACACATAATGATCCCAAGGGCAGAGCCAAAAAGATCGCAGAAGAGTTTGGTTTTGAATTGGTACTAACAGATGATGAAAAAGATTTGCGCGACGTTGTTGATTTTTAGTTTGGTGTGGCTCCCAGCCACGTCGCTGGCAGAAACTCCCAAAGTATCAGAAATTAAACAGGGACAAAAAGCCCCCTTCAACGGCATCCTTTACAACTACCAAGCGAATGCTGTCCTTCTTGCAGCGAAAGAGAAGGGACAACTGGAATGCTCTCTTCAGCTTAAACACAACGCCGCCAAAGAGAAGGCTCGCTGCGACATGTTGACTTCGCTCGTCAAAGCTTCGTTGGAAGCTAACGAAAAGAAGTACGACGCCATCTTGAAGATCAAAAACAACGAGATCGGTCATCTTCAAAAAATAACGCTTGATAAGCCCAACGCTTATAACCATTGGTGGTTTGCCGGTGGCTTTGTGGCTGGTGTTGGCTTGTCTTTAGGCATTTTTTACGCAGCCGTGGAGGCGGCGAAATGAAAGACCCAAACTATGTCGCCAAGTTAGAAAAAGCAATCATCGACAAATACGGAGAGAAGGGAATCCACAACCCTCGGTCTGATTGGAATCCCGAAAAAGAGAAAGAATACCACCGAGAACTCAAAAAAATAAATGAAAAACACTTTGCTCAAGAACGTTTTCAAGAGAAGATAAACAAAGATGGTGTTTTATTAAGCAAAAAACTACTTATGAAGAGTGGCAATGCTTCTTGTCCCATTTGCACAAGATACGATCTCAACGCCCGCGATGAGATCTTTATTTTGCGATGGGAGTGCTGCGAGAGGTGCCACATAAAATATGTCGATGGTCGTGAAGAACGCTGGCGACAAGGATGGAGACCGAATAATGGCTAATGCAGACTTGGAAATAATCAGAGGTTTATCGAGTGCGGCAGGTAATATGTACGACGGTGCCGTTGATGATAAAGGCGACCCGCTGAAGATGGGTTTAAAACGCGGTGAGTTGCTTTCGACGGATCGCAAATATATTGACGGCGGCAAAATAAGATTCGGTGGTGATACTATTATTGTTAGTTACGAGGCTGAGATTCCCCTCCGTGATGTGTACACAGACGGCATTAATGGGTTTCAAAACAAAATGGACGACATGATCCAAAATCTTGTTAAACAACTTAAAAAGAATTATCGTTCGGTGACGGGGAAATCTGTTACCCTGACTCCGCAAGACGACGCAGCTAAAGTAAACGTGGCATATATTTCTCGGACGCGCACCATCGCCACGGCACAACGAGCCTATAAAATCGGAGGTCTCACCGATGTGTTGGCACCAAGTGGTGCCGAGGTTAATAAACGTGAAATGTCCGACGCATATCGTAAATTCTTGGAGCAGGGTGGATTTGGCAAGAAGCGACCAAAGAACGACACCAGACCTAAAAATGCTTAATGTCCAATCAACTTTCCAAGAAGCAACGACTCCAAGAAATCCTTAAAGCGGGCAAAGATCCCGTTTATTTTATCAAAAACTATTGTAAAATTTCTCACCCCCTTAAGGGTCTGATTCCTTTTCGTCTTTATGATTTTCAAGAAGACGTGATTAGGGATTTTAATGATTATCGCTTTAATGTTATCAACAAAGCTCGACAGTTGGGGCTTTCATCTTCAGCCGCTGCGTACATTGCTTGGATGCTCTTGTTCCATCGAGAAAAGAATGTTCTTGTTGTAGCCACCAAACTAAGTACCGCAACCAACTTGGTGAAAAAAGTAAAATTTATTTTTAAGAATCTCCCCGATTGGATAATGATTTCTAAAATTACTATCGATAACAGAACCTCATTTGAATTGGAGAATGGCTCACAAATTAAAGCATCTTCCACGTCAGGAGATGCCGGTCGTTCAGAAGCCTTGACGCTGCTTGTAGTGGACGAGGCTGCTTTCGTTGAAGGTATGGACGAGATGTGGGCTGGTTTGTACCCCACGTTGTCAACGGGCGGTCGCTGCATTGCCCTGTCCTCTCCCAATGGTGTGGGTAACTGGTTTCACAAAACCTACACAGAAGCCGAGGAAGGAAAAAACGATTTTAACCACATGAGTCTCCCTTGGCACCATCACCCCGACCGCGACCAAGAGTGGTTTGAAAAAGAAACTCGCAACATGTCTCGGCGAGAAATCGCCCAAGAGCTTGAGTGTTCCTTCAATCAATCGGGAGAAGGAGTATTCCATCCCGATGATATGGAAAAAATAAGAAATAATCTCCGCGATCCTCAACACAAGACCGGCATTGATAGAAATTTTTGGATTTGGGAAGGCTATCAAGAAGGCTGCGAATACCTTTTGGTTGGCGACGTGGCTCGTGGCGACGGCAAGGACCATTCTGCGTTCCACATTTGGCGTCTAGATACTTTTGAACAAGTGGCTGAATATCAAGGTAAGCCAAATCTTGATGACTACTCACACATGATATATAATGCTTCGCGAGAGTATGGCTTTTGCTTGACAGTGGTGGAAAATAACTCTCTTGGCATCGCAGTTTTAGAAAAATTAAAAGATTTAGAGCATCCCAACGTTTATTATTCCATCAAGGGGACACATCAATATGTGGACAAGCTTCAAGCCGAGGCTGTTAGCAACTCCATCATTGGTTTTTCCACAACACCGAAAACTCGACCGCTTATTATTGCCAAACTGGAAGAGTTCGTGAGAAATAAACTAATTAAAATAAATTCGCAAAGGCTTTATAATGAAATGACAACTTTTATTTGGAATAATGGTAGAGCAGAAGCACAACGAAGTTACAACGATGACCTTGTTATGTCAACGGCAATCGGTTGCTGGGTAAGAGACACGGCTTTGGTTGTTAATAAACGAGAAGAGGCATACAAAAAAGCGATGATCAACTCTATCAGTGTTTCAAATGGAATGTTTGACACTCGCATTTCCGGCATGACCGGCTATAAAGCAACGCAGGATTCGTTCACTCCAAATAAACATAAGGAATCTCAAGCGTATATACAATTACAGTATCCCGCTTTATTGAAAGGATAAAATAAATGGCAGACCCTAGAAACCCAAGAAATACCGCATCCCCACTTTACAAAGTTCTGACCCGATTATTTTCTGGACCAATTGTAAACTATGATGAACAGCAGCAAAGAAAATTTCGAAGATATCAACTCGATAAATATAGTACCAAGTTTACTTCGCTTTCGGGAAAGCAGTTTAAAAAGTCCTCTTATAACATTTATGATAACTATAGTGCCAAATATTATACAGCCCAAAATCGTCTGGAGCGCTATGTAGATTTTGATCAAATGGAATATACTCCTGAGATTGCATCGTCTCTTGACATCTATGCAGATGAAATGACAACCTTTTCCGATTTGCAGCCCATGCTACTAATTCTGTGCCACAACGATGAAATTCGTTCCACCATCCGCACTCTGTTATATCAGGTTTTAAATATTGAATATAATCTTTATGGTTGGGCACGGTCGATGTGCAAGTATGGAGATTATTATCTTTATCTCGATGTAGATGAAAAGATGGGCATTCAATCGGTTCTTTCGCTCCCCATTGGCGAAGTGGAAAGATTAGAAGGCGAAGATAAAACCAATCCTAACTATATCCAATATCAGTGGAATTCAGCCGGTATGACGTTTGAAAACTGGCAAGTTGCTAACTTTCGTATTTTGGGTAACGACAAGTACGCTCCCTATGGTACATCTGTGTTGGAACCCTCCCGACGTATCTGGCGACAGCTTACTCTTTTGGAAGATGCAATGATGGCTTACCGCATTGTTCGCTCGCCAGAGAGACGGGTTTTTAAGATCGATGTCGGTAACATCGCCCCTGAAGATGTTGAACAATATATGGAAAAGGTAAAAACCTCTTTGAAAAGAAATCAGGTCATTGATCCCGATACGGGACGTGTTGACCTCCGTTATAACCCAATGTCTATTGACGAAGATTATTATATCCCGGTTCGTGGTGGGCAGAGTTCAGACATTGAAAACCTTCCCGGTGGCGCGTTCACTGGTGATATTGATGATGTAAACTATCTTCGAGATAAGCTCTTTTCTGCGCTTAAGATTCCGCGCTCGTATCTTGCTCGTGGTGAGGGAGCCGACGAAGACAAAACAACTTTGGCTCAAAAGGATATTCGTTTCGCACGCACCATACAAAGACTCCAGCGCTCGGTGATTTCTGAACTGGAAAAGATTTGCTTGGTTCATCTTTATGTTCTTGGCTATCGAGGCGAAGATCTATTGTCTTTCAAGTTAAAACTTAATAACCCCAGCAAGATTGCAGAACTACAAGAGCTTGAAAGCTGGGAAAAGAAGTTTGGTGTTGCCAGCACCGCTACTGAAGGATTTGTTTCTCGACGCTGGATTGCTACTCATCTTTTCAATATGAGCGACGAAGAGTTTGTTCGCAATGAAGAAGAAATGTTCTATGATGCCAAGTTCAATGCTGCATTAGAAGCAGCCGGTGAAGCACCTGAAGGGGGCGAAGCCGGTGGTGCGATGGACCTCGGCGACGATGAAGGACTCGACTTGGGTGGAGAAGGCGACGAACTTGATCTTGGTGGAGAAGAGGGCGAAGAAGAAGGCGGCGCACTTCTGGTCGAGCCGGGAGAGGAAGAACTCACTGAGGCTGATGAAGACACCATCCACTACACTTTTAAAGATGGTGCAACCACTACCACCAAATCGAACGGCAAAATCTATAAGCCCGTAAAGGTAGATAAGCGATCCAACGGCGCAAAGAAACGACACTTGAAAGCCACCGCCAACCCAGTTGGGGGTCAGCGGACTACAAAGCGAGCAACCGGCGCAGAAGAACTAAGTAAACTCG